CTTAACCAATTCCATTTTGTCTAGTAGTTTTAATGTTGGCTTTATCTCATAGTATGTGAAATCCGAATGGCATTCAGACTCTACTATTCCGACTGCTAAGAATATATAAATTGTCTTAGGTGTGAAGTCATTGTCAAGACTCTTCAAGTACTTGTGAATTGATTTCTGATGACTGAATAGTTCACGTAATTTGTTACCGACTTTCATGTGTTAATTGTTTTTAATTGGTTTGTTTCATTGTATAACTCCATCTCTTTATAGACGTTGAAATTATTTCATTGGGTCTGAAATTGCTGCAGCATTTCCCATTTTCGTGTTACCAGGACGCAAAATGTCCAAACACCTGGACAAGTCATATTGTATTGTACTGATTATGAACGTATTATAGGCAGAGTTGCTAGTCCTAAGTGGACTAAATCCCATTTCAGAAACCTTTTTTTGCACCCTACCCACTTGCCAAAATCCACTTCCCTTTTTGCGTTCGGTACACCATTGTATATGTATTAACCCACAAAAACACCTACAATGACATTCTGAGCAAATATAAGCAACTTTTATGAAATTAATATAGTAATATTCCGGGTCGTTTTTTACAATCCCTTAGAACCTTTAAAAAAGAGATGCAACTACAAAAAAGATGTATTATATTAATTTAATTTATAATACTAGTATATTATATATTATATATATATATTATATATTATATAGGCTAGCCATTTTGTCTACCCAGGCTAGACAGTATGTCCATCAGTTGATATCTCTGTTGATTTCTTGTCATGCAATTTTAATTGAACAATCGTTCATAATATTTATATTGCAACCAGATGAATATGATTGGTCAAAAAATAGCGGTTAAGATCACAAAGAAATATAATGATGAAATTGAGTTTTCTACTGGAAAACTTTATTTAGATGTTACTTGGAGTCCAGAAGAGCACGTTACCATATGTGGAAGTGTCGTGGCTTTACCTAGAGGGAAATGGTGTAAAAATACAAGAGGACAGTTTTTGAAACAAGAGTTGCAGACAGGCGATTTAGTCTACTTCAACTACTTGACTGTGCAGGAAGATAATCTAGTATTTGGTGAAAAGGACATTTATCTTGTTGATTTAGAAGAGTGCTTTTGCTTTTTGAGAGGGGGAAGTTTAACTGCTATTTCCAATCATGTTTTAATTGAACCCTTAATGATTGAGGAGATGGTAGGTTCTATTTACATTGGAGTACCCACTCGGAGCGAAGAAGAGGGTAACTTAAGGTTCATAGGTACACCTATTTCTGGCGAGGATGATTTAGGGTTAGTTAACGGAGACACTGTACGATTTCATGAGAGGAATGCATTTCTTAACACGATCGAGGGTAGAGATTATTATGTAATGAAACAAGACGATATATTAGGAAAGATTCTAAATGGAGGAAATCTATAAAATACCTAAGTGTATTTTTGAACACGCAAGATTATATGTTGACACACGTGTCATGGCAAACCGAGACCATTACAAAAAACTCTATTGGAAGTCTAGAAGTTACAAGTACAAGCACCCTATACTATTCGATGAGCCTGTAGATAATGAGTTCTACACAGACTTCAAAGGTATATTGGGTGAACTTTTAGTAAGACATCATTTTGATTTAAAAGGGATTAATTATACAACCTCAGCATTTGTTAAACAAAAGGGTGTAAGTGATCCTGATTTAATAGTTGATGGAAAGAAAATAGATGTCAAGGGTTGTGAAAGATCGCTAAAGGTTAACATGTTCACGATAGACAAGTTAGATGTTGATTATGTCTTGTTTGTTTTATTCTTATCAGATCACAGATATATTCTGTTAAAATTTAAAAAGGATAAAATAAAAAATTGGAATGTGGTTACAATTAATGATAAAAATAAATATTACGAGTATAAGATTGACAAACGGAAGTATAGATTTGTCGCCCCCGATTTAGCAACAACAGAAAATCAAATAAATGTTAGATAGAATTTTAGATAATTACAGTGACGAAGAAATACTAATTGCTGACGGTTTTGACGATGCTGTGATAGGTATTGAAGAAAACTCAATGAGACTGATTTATTCAGTTCACTTATGTATTGAGATACTTAAAGATGAAATGAATGAGATTGATGCGATGGAACACTTTACATACAATGTAAGTGGAGGTTATGTAGGAGAAAAAACCCCTATATGGTGTTGGGATATATAAATACCCCCAAATAAAAAATTTTTGAAATGAGTAGACTAAAAAGAAAGCCAGACGAAACATTAAAAGAGTGGGTAAACAGAATCAGTAACAAGAAAAAGGGTTACACCCTTAAGGACTCAGACATACTTCTGTTGACTGTGATAGCAGCAGTTGTGATTTGTGTTACAATTATAGAGATCGTGAACTCATGAAAAACCACACCAAGGTATATCACGAAGCGTTTTGTATTGATCCAGGAGAATGGATTGGATGTGAGGTTTGTGATAGAACTGCTGTAGATATTCATCATATACACCCTAGAGGAATGGGAGGTTCAAATAAAAAGGACACCCCAGAAAACTTGCAAGCGTTGTGTAGAGAATGTCACAGTTACTTTGGGGATAAAAAACAATTTAAACGAATGCTAACAACTATGCACCATGAAAGACTCAAACAAATCTACAAAACCTGGAACTCAGATTAAATTGACTGTTCCGTCAATGACAAAACAAGAAATTTTAGATAAAATATTGAAACTAAAGTTAGAACACCCATATCACCCAAGTATACCGGGTTTACAAGTTTTATTAGATCAATTATAGATTACTTACTGCTCGCTCAATCTTATCGATCACAGTAATTTTAACACCATAAAGTTCTGGTGCATTTGAATTTTCTAAAGCAGCCAGTACATCTAATAGTAATTCTATTTTTCTTATTGCTAATACGTCAACGGTTTGTTGATCTGTTATAGAAACTATTTGATCTGCCATATTATTTCTTTTTAATTTTTTTTATTTGTTTGATCATTTCCTTTGATGGTCCTTTTTTAGGATTTTTTACATTACGTATATTGTCCCACAGCCCTCTTTTAGAGTAACTACCATCTTTACGTTTTATCATTTTACTCATAACTAATAATCTTAATGACCAGAATCAATACCTTTGTCTACTACTTCCAGTATATGCCTGAATGTTCCTTTTTCTTGTTCTCCAGTTACATCGGTTCCATTTAACAAAAGTCTAAAATGATCTTTTTTTTCCGTTTGTCTTAATTCTACAGTGTTGCTCATAATTATTTGTTGTTTGTTTTTTTAAGTCTACTCTTTTCTTTTCTGCCTTTGTTTATTTTCGATGGTTCAAAACCAACTATTTTACCGTTTTTGTGCGATGCATCTAAACCATCCCTATTTCCATATGTACCCCTCTTACGATTGTATCTATTAAGAAGTGCTCTATATCTTATCATAGCGGGAGATGACTGAAACTTCTTATATTCTGCTTTGTAGTCTCTTTTGGCAGCCATTATTTACCACATTTAGTACACTTACTATACGGTTTACCACACTTACATTTTTTTTTGATTTTTGAATATGCCATAATTAATTTTTTGCTTTTTTTGCTTTCTTAACTTTCTTTACTGTATCTACAGTTTCTTTAACCTCGTTTACTACAGCATCAGCAGCGTTAGTTACACCTTTTTTAATTTTGCGTAAAACCTTTCCTACTTTAGAAGGTGTTCTATTTTCCTTGAAATCTTTTTTGATTGCTGCTTGTTTGATTCTCCTTTCAAGATTCATGGCTTTTCCTTCCTTACCCATCTTTCGTAGATAGGCAATTTTTTCCCTGAGTCTTTTAATTTTTTCTTCGTCCATGGTGAAATTATTTATTAAATTACTTTTTACTTTTGTTCTCTTGCCTTAGATAATACCAACGCTGTGCAGTATATCCAATAGATATAATAAGTAATCCGATTTTAAGCACTGTATCTATTTCTGTCATTGATATAGTAAAAGTTCCTGCATTGAGGAGATATAATTTTAAGTCTTGCATTGTCATATTATTACCAAGTTTTACAAGCCCAATATCTTGCAGATGTTCGAGGACCAGGATTATCACAGTTATGTCTTGCTCTAAATGCGGCTCTTCTTTTAGGGTTGTTCTTTTTAATCCTCATATTAGGATCGCCAAAGTGTACTACTTTCACTTTGTCACCATCCTTAACATAGACTTTAGATTTTTTACTCGCTCTTTCTGATTTTATAATCTTATTGAGAGTTACGTTTTTTCCCTGATATAGTGCCATCATTATTAATTTGAGCCAAATATAGTATTCTACTAAAAAAAAGGTGCAAATATTTGATAGTCATAATTGTATAAAATAAAGATCAATAGCATATTTTTATATCTGTCTAAAGGTAAACTTATACTTTTGTTTAAAACCAACAGTTATGTCGTTAATTGAAATCTTCAACACCGAAGACTTTAACAAAATGATCTTCAATCCTTTTAAGGTAAAGTCATTAAAAAAGAAGTATCCAAAACTTCAAATGTTCAAGACTTTTCAAAACTCTGAAGAACAGATGATTAAGTATGTACTTTATATGTATGATCAAAATACTCCAATGAAAGAGCAATTCCCTGACCTCAAAGTAAGAAAAGAACAAGCAGCAATATTATCTGGTTATGATTTAGTAAAAGACAATGAGAAATTACATGATATATTTTTCTTTTTGTCCGGTAAAATTGTGAAAATGGTTGATGAGTTTTTGAGAAAACAAAATAATAGAATTTGGTC